GTCTGATGTTTTAATAGGTCAAAAATCGGTTATTGATGTTAAAGATATATTAAAAGCATTTAAATCGTTAGAAAATTTTCTATTATCTAGAAAATTTAATATTGATTTAAATGATTTAAAACTAGGTAATTTTATTTCAGTATTTAAAACGATCTTTAATAATTTTCCAACACTATTATTAAATATTAAAGATCTCAAAAATGATGAATTTAAAAACGATGTTTTAAATATATTATTTTCATCAGTCTGTATTTATAGACACTTTAAAATTAAATCAATTCCTGACAATTGTACAATTATTGAAAAATATGCCGGTACGGAAATTGAAATTATTTTAAAAGAGATTTTTAATAATAATAATTTAACAAATTTCATTCAAAGTTTGGATATGGATAAAGAATCGCTTCTAAAAAAAACTGAATTATCAGTTTATTCTGGAAACGCATCATCACCTAATTCTGGATCTTCTGGATCTAAACTTTATACCGATGTAGCCGCTATTTGTAAAGATATTAACTTGAAAAATTCAATAATTAATATGATTTCAAATTTTAAAAACGGTAATGAATTTAAAAAATTATTAGATCTTCTAATACTGAATGTAGGATTAGATAGCGATTTGCAAAAAGATGCAACTCATTCCCGCTTATTTCACTTTACAGCGCCTGGAGGTAAGGCGAGAATTATTGCTAACGTAGATTGAGTTACGCAAACAGCGTTATCAGGTATCCATTTCTCTTTATTTGAATTATTAAAATCAATCAAAAATGATTATACATTTAATCATAAAGATGGTATTAATATTTTTTTTAAAAATACATTGCACCATAATAATATTAATAAACATTATTATTCTATCGATTTATCGGCAGCTACCGATAGAATGCCTCGAATTTTACAATCTGAGGTTCTAAAGGTATTGTTCTCAGAAATAGGGATCAATGGAGATAATATTGCGGCTAATTGACTTAATATAGTCGATAGAGAATACGAAACAACTAATTCTCCAATTAACAACAATTTACCTATTAAATACGCTGTTGGTCAAGGTATGGGACTATTTTCATCTTGACCTATAATGTCTCTTACTCATCATTTCATAGTCTATATGTCTGGAATTAATAATTACTCATTAGTAGGAGATGACTTATTAATATATTGCGAAAGAAATAAATTTGATAACTATTT